GTGACACAACTAGTGCGACGAAACGTAATTAATTTTGGGAAAACCGATGCCAAGAGCGCGATGATCACTCGCGACAAAGACGCAAAGCAGTTGTTTTTAAATTCGTTTGTGCTTCCTTCTTCGCTTGAAATGGACTCTGTATCGAACGGCGATCGATATTTGATTTATGGTGCAAAGGGATCGGGGAAAACGGCGTTGCTTCGCTACGCGCGGGAGGAGTTCCAGCAGGCAGGAAACCCTACCAAGTTTATTGTTTTTTCTGAGGACATACCGCAACAAGATTTTGAAAAAGTCGCCACAGGGGTTGACATCGAGAATATCACGAAGCCTGAAATCGGGGATCTAATTCAAGTCCGCGACATGTGGATGATTTTTCTGATCAAGAATATTTGTGAAATACTTGAATCAAGCAATAATTTATTTGACCAACATGCAGCTAACGCGAAATTAAAGGGAATAATCGACGGAGTTTTCGAGAATAGAAGCAGGTCCATTTTAAAGTCGATATTGAGCAAAATTAGGGGTGGGTCGTTCCGCTTAAAGGCTGGGGTGAAGGAGTTTGCAGAGTTCGAATCAATAATCAATTTTGAGAACGAAGACGGGACGGTGGAGATTGATTACAGCAGGTTCGCAGAAGCAATAGTTGAGAGAATATGTAGGATATCTTTTCCGAATGATGTCAAATATTGCCTTTTTATAGATGAAATAAATCTCTCTATGGTGCAGCATAAGCAGTACAAGAAAGATAGTATATTAATAAGGGATTTGATATTAGCGATCGGGTCGTTAAATAGAAAGTTTATAGAACGCGAATTGCCAATTTACATTTACTGCGCCGTCAGGATTGAGGTTGCTAGAGGGCTAAATGTATCGCGAAATGAGATTGATAAATACTTAGTTGATCATGGGATGCGAATGCAGTGGCATGACGGATTAAACATCAATCGGTATCCGATCTTCGATGTTATTGAACATAGAATATCGGCAATAGAGAAGCGCTTGACCGGAAGAGCAAATCCACCCGATGAAATATGGAACCAATATTTTGCCAGAGATATTTTCGGTGTAAGTCCAAAAAAGTTTATTAGTGAAGTGACTTGGTGTAATCCGCGTGACATCGTCAATCTGTTCAATCTTGCCTCCGCGTCGCAGATGTCTAGGCTTCGCTATGATTCAGAACTATTTTCATCTATCTCTGAGCAATATTCTGAGATCGTTTGGAGTGAGCGTGCCGAGGAACTGAATGCAGAGCATTCAATGACCGTGGTTAACGCAATAAAAAGGCTCCTATCCGCCGCGCGGCCATTGTTCAGAGTCGAGGAGCTTGCCCAAGTCGCGACAACAATGGGGCAATCGGACCCGTTGATCTCTCAAATTCATAAGGCACTCACCATCAGGAAAATCTGTCGAGATTTATATCACATTGGCGTTCTTGGTCAGGCCAGGGTGGTAGGCAAAGGGCGAATTGACAGCAAAGGCCGGCGATTGTTGAACTATCACGAGACGTGGTTCTATAGGGACAATCGGGAATTTGACGATGCGAACCTTCTCATAGTTCATCGGGGATTACTGCCTTGCTTAAAGCTCGGCCTATGGCGGTCAGAAATGTTCGGTCTTGATCCGCGCGTAGTCGATTAATCGGCGCTCAACAGGGTGCTCTCATTTCAACAGAGGGTGCGTTGGAATGCCTACCGGGCGTTGTACTTCCCCACGACCCGATGGCACACCGGCCAATCAATCCGGCTTTCGCTGAAGGTCCGGGCAGGGCGGTATTGCTCAAGCGTCCAGTCGCGGTCGTTGATGCCGACCAGCCGCTTGATGATCGCTTCCTCGTCGCCTTGTTCCTTCGGCGGCGTATGGAAGAAGACGGCGTCGGTGTCGCGTGCGGGCTGCAGATGCGGGTTCACCAGCGCGGTGTCGCCCGGCCAATAGGCGGGGATCATTGATTCGCCGCGCACCAATATCCCGTAACCGCCCCTGACATTCTGCAGCACGGCCGGGCGCTTGACCCAGTCGATGGCATCGAAGGTGACGATCATATGGCCTTCGCCGCCCATGGCGGCGGCGTAGATCGGCAGGTCGCGATTGCCGACGAGATCCTTGCCGGGAATGATCGGCGTCCTCGGCTGGCGTGGTTTTTCCACCTTTGGCGCCGGCGCCGGAGGGGCGCCCTGGCTGTTGAGCAGCCATTCCATGTCGGTGTTGAGCAGCGCCGCCAGCTCGGGCAGGCGGGTGAGCGCCGGCCGCGTCGTGTCCGATTCCCATTGCGTGACCGAGACCCGCTTGATGCCGAAGCGGGCGGCGACATCGTCCTGGGTCAAGCCCGCCGCCTCGCGCGCGCTCCGCAGCCTCTGGCCAAGTGTCGCGGTGTCCGGCGTCATTTTCGTCATGCTCGGGTTGTAACCATTACTTACATAATTGCACCTACGTATGTGATTGACAAGTAGGTAGGTAACACCTACACTCGGGCCATGATTCAGATCGTTGAACGCGGCGCCGCCCGAGCGGGCGGACTGGCGAAGCTCGCCTTCGCCTTGGGTATCCGGCACCAGGCCTTCTATTCGTGGAAGCGGGTGCCGGCCGAGCGGGTTCTGGCCTTCGAAAGGCTGACCGGCATCTCCCGGCATGAGCAGCGCCCAGACCTTTTCGGCCCATCTCCCGATGTCGCCGCAGCCGACATCGGCGCCGGCCCCGCTGCCTCCCAAGCCGGGGCCGGCCATCCATCAACCGGAGCACGGAAATGAGTTTTGTCTCGCCGGCATTCGACCCCTGCCATGTCGATTTCGAGGTGTTTGCCCTGTTCCTCGAAGCGCGCCGCGTCCATCGCGGCAAGACCCCGGGGCGTGTTGCCAGGGAAGCCGAGGTCGCGCTCGACGCGGTGTTCCGCGCGGCGCGCGGGCGCAATCCCGGCGCCTTTGAATTCTTCGCTCTGTGCGACTGGATCGGCGAGGAGCCGGCGCTCTTCCTCAAGAAGGAGATCCGACATGGCTAGTTCATACGCGCCGGCGCGGCTGGCGTCCTACGACTATCGCGAGCTGGGCAAGCTGCTGCGCGCCAGGCTGGAGGAGGACGGGCGCGGCTGGCGCGTCTGCGCCGCCGAGATCGGCGTCAGCGCCTCCGACCTGTCGCGCATCTGCAATGGCCAGAGCGTCTCGGCGCCGAAGGTCATCGCGGTCTGCGATTGGCTTACCCTGTCGTTTCGCGCCTTCTACGACCCGCCGCCGCAATCGGTGACCGCGCGCGGATTGGCGAAATTGTTTCACGGGGAGAGCACTGAAACAGGAGGCGCGGGCCATGTCGAATGACCGCCGAACCCCATCCATGACGGGAGCCCAAGCCATGACACGCGATTCAAGGACCTGCTTCGGCGCGCCGGGCGGCATCGATGCCGCGAGGCTGTTCAAGCTGCCGCTGCCAATGCAGGCGGAAGGCGTGCGGCTGCTGTTCGAGATGGGCCAGACGATGGAGCAGGTGAGGGCGCGGTTGGGCCTCTCGGCGGGACAAGTGCAGGCGCTTACCAGCGTTGAGGCCAAATTCTCGCGGCCGGGAGAAACCATCGCGGCCGGAGAAGATGCCTAGTGCTCGCCGGGAGCCCTTGCAGTGACCGTTGATACCCCCGACTTGGTCCGCCTGTTTGTCGAAGACGCGCGTGCGGTCTCGATCGAGGCGGCTGCCAAGGTCCTCGGTTTGATCTTCAAGAGTAGCGCCGCCGAGCATCCGCAGCCCTGTCCGCAATGCGGCGGCACCGATACCTTCGCCTTCAACACGAGCAAGCAGAAATGGAACTGCCGCACCGGTGGTGCCGGCGGTAACGACGCCATCGGCATGGCAGCGCATTGCTTCGGACTCGATGCCCATAGGCGAGACGGATTTCTCGAGGCCTGCTCGATCGTGCTCGCCCGGCCTGTGCCGGACCACGCAGGGAGCAGCGCCGTAGGCACCGCGCTTCTGGAGCGGATTGAGCAGCGGCAATTGCACAATCGAGCGGAAGCCAGCGCGAAAGCGGAAAGGCAGGCAGGCTTCCGCGAGCGGGAACGGGCGAAGGCGGTTGCCATCTATGACGCGGCGGCACCGGTTGGCCGCTACGGCCGACTGGTCGCCGACTATCTCGAGGCGCGCGGCTGCGGCCACATTGGCGCGTCGCGCTGGCTGCGCCATGCATCCGCATTGCCTTACTGGCATGGCCAGGATGATGGCCGGCCACGGGAACTGCATCGCGGACCGGCCATGGTCGCGCCTTTCATCGGGCCGGACCTTCTTGCGATCGGCTGCCACATCACCTGGATCGACCTGACGCGGCCACCGAAATACCGGCCGCTTCTGGTCGACCAGCTGACCGGCGAGACGCTGCCCACCAAGAAGATGCGCGGCTCGAAGAAGGGCGGGCTGATCCCGCTGTTCGGCGAACCGCACGCGGCGCGGTGGGTCGGCGGCGAGGGCATCGAGAACGGCGCCGCCTTCGCGGCCTGGGAGGGCTGGCGCGGCGACACCTTCTATTTCGCCGCCGGCGATCTCGGCAATCTCGCCGGCCCGGCCGAGGTCTCGTCGCGTTTCGCGCATCCGACTTTGAATAGGTTGGACAGCAAGGGCATTGCCCGCCCGGTGATGGTGGCAGGACCGTTGCCGAAGGCCGACCGGGCTCGCGAGGACGCCATGTGGGTGGCCGAGCATGTCAGCGAACTGGTGCTGCTGGCCGACGGCGACTCCGAACGCGTGATGACGGCCGCCGCCATGGCGCGTGCCCGGGCGAGGCATGCCAGACCGGGGCGCCTTATCCCGATCGTCTGGCCGCGCGACGGCTGCGACTTTGCCGGCATTGCGGCCGGGGCGAGGGCTTGAATGGCCGGGAAACAGACCGCCATGCCGCCCGAGGTCGCGGCTCTGCTCGACGAAGCGACGCGCCAGGCAGAGGCCGCGGGCTCGCCCCGCACCCCGCCTGACGACGCTGTCGACGCGCCGCAGGATGGCGAGCCGCGCCGTGGCGGCAAGGTCGATCTCGACATCGTTCGCGCCTGCGCGGCGCTCGATCATTCCGACACCGACAATGCCGAACGCCTGCTGGCGCATTTCGGCGAGGATCTACTGGTGCGGGCGCAATCGAAGGCGCGCAGGGCTGCCTTCGCGGTCTGGACCGGAACGCACTGGGACATCGAGACCGGAGAGACGCGCGCGCTGGCCATTGCCCAGAATGTCGGCGGCCGGATCGCGCTCGAGGTCGACTATATCGAGCCGACGCCGGCCGAAAGGCTGGCCATCGAGCGCGGCGCTGATGCGCTGAAAGTGCCGGAAGAGGAGCGCACGCCGGCGCAGAGGAAGCTTGCCAAGGTCGCCCAAGCCTCGCACGCCAATGTCGCCAGGCGCGTCAGCCGCCGCATGACGCATGCGGTGTCCTCCAAGAACAAGGGGCGGCTGGAAGCGATGCTTGCCTGTGCCGGGCCGCATATCCAGCGTGGCCCCGACGAGTTCAACGCCGACCCGCTGAAGGTGGCACTCGCTTCGCACACGCTGTGCTTTCGCCGCACGACGAGGCGGATCCGCAATCCCGCTTTCGACGATCCCGACGATTGCCGCGAGGACCTGCCCGAGTTCCTGCAGGTGGCCGACGCCGAACTCAAGATCGTCGACGGCCATCGCCGGCAAGATATGATCACCCAACGTGTGCCCGTCGAATATGACCCGACGGCGAAATGTCCGAAATGGGACGAGTTCCTGCGCGACAAGCTGCCGATCGATGATGTCCGGCGCATGGTCCAGGTCGCCTCAGGGCTCGGCCTCGTCGGCATCACCGTGCAGAAGCTGTTTTTCCACTACGGCAAGGGGGCGAACGGCAAGTCGGTCTATATGGAGACGCTCTGCCGCCTGCTGGGCGAGGCGGCGGTGACGCTGCCATCGGAATCCTTCATCGGCGAGGGCAAGGCCGGCGGTGCCGCCAACCCCGACATGGCGAGGCTTTATGGCCGCCGCTTCCTGCGCGTTAAGGAACTGCCCGAGGGGGAGGACCTTCGCGAGAACCTGGTCAAGGATCTGACCGGCGGCGAGCACTTTACCGTGCGCGATCTGTTCGAGGGCTACTTCGATTTCAAGCCGGTGTTCACAGGCCACATGTCGGGCAACGGCTATCCGAAGATCACCGGCACCGACAACGGCATCTGGCGCCGCATGGCCGTCATCCATTGGTCGAAGATCATCGCCGAGGCCGACCAGCGCGAGTTCGAGGCGGTGATCGCCGAGTTCGTGCCGGAATATCCGGGCATCCTCAACTGGCTGGTCGAGGGGGTGATGATCTTCCTGCGCGAAGGCCTGGTCATTCCCGATGCGGTGCGGCTGAAGACGCAGGAATACCGCGACGAGATGGACCGCACCTCGGCGTTCTGCGCGCGTTGCGTGGTTGGCGATCCTGCAGGCGAGCTGACCGCCAAGCAGTTCTACCAGGCCTATGTCGACTTCACCGTCGACGAAGGCGGCAGGCCGATTTCGCTGACCGCCTTCGGGCTGATCATGAAGAAGAAATACGACCGCGTGGATGGGCGCATCGTCATCTATCGCGGCCTGCGGCTGGTCGATGTGCCGGCGACGCGACAGGCCCCTGACCTGGAAAGCCAGTTCCGATGAGCCCCGCAACCCCGCTTCGGGCGCTGGGCGGGCCGCTGACTGGCGCGACAGTCGCGATACTTGGCGATAGTCCGCGACAGTCCGGAAAACACGGATATCAAAATGAAATCAGAGGCTTGCGGGAGTCTGCACCAGTTTTCGGGCGCGTTGACGGGGACGACGGGGCAAGGGGCGGGGAAAGTTTTGGCATTTGCCCGGCAAGAACTGTCGCAACTCCCGCGCCGCCCGGCCATCCCACGGGAATCCCCTAACAAAGCTCACTTTCAGACTGTCGCTTAAACTCTCGCAACCATCGAAAACTATCGCAGGGACAAGGATGAAAACCGTAACGATTGAAGAGCTGTTGACTTGGGCATTCGTGCACGAACTGCCGAAGGGCGGCGGTGTGGACGGGCTGGACAATCCGAGCTCGGCCTGGCGGACGCTGCAGGCGTCGTCATGGGGCAAGATCCTGAGCTTTGGCGAACTCGGCGCGCTGATCGATCGTGGTGCCAGGGATTACGACAATTATTGGATCGAGCAGGGCGAGCCCCATGACGATGCGGTGCTGGTCGGCCGCGCCGTGGCTGGGCTGGCGCAGTGCGATGTGGTGGTGCCTGAGGCCTGGAACGCTTTGGCGGATTGGCCCGACACCGAAGGCTTGGCGCAGGCGGCGGTCGACCGAGTCGTCGAACGCTACAAAGCAAGGCCACGGCATCTGCGCGCCGAGGGCGTCGTCAGCCTGGTCGTCGGCACCGCCATTCTCGGCCGCGAGCCGGATTATCAGGCGGAGCCCTCGAAGGTCAGGATGGTGGAACGGGGCGGCAGGCCGGCATGGTTCGTCCTGCAGCGGATACGCCATGAGGACGGCAAGACCTATGATCTCGAGGTCGACGGTTACAATGCCCGTTCGGGGCGGCCGATGAGCGGCGCCTATCGCAAGCATGAACTGTCGGCCGACCCGACCGGCGATATCCTTGGCAGGCTCGACTACCAGATATGGGTGGCCGCTCTGCGCCGGCTGGAGCAGGAGATCGTCACCGAGCTGACCGGTCACCGGTTGGTCTTCTCGGACCGGTCGATGACGCCTTGGCTGGACAGCGACAGGCCGGGCGTGAGCGTGATCGAAGGGGCGGCGGAGTACCCCTGGAAAAAAACTGGCTCCGCTCGTTGACGCGCGGGGGAAACTTGACCTACACCTGAACACGGTAAATCAGATCACAGCCCGCCCGGCCAGCCGAGGCGGGTTTTTTGTTGGAACGAGCGGATGGCAATCGAGCTTCACGCCGACGCATCCGACTTCGCCCATCTGGCACGCGGCATTGCCCGGCTGCCGGAAGAGATCAAGGTCAAGGCCGCCAGCCGCGCGTTGCGGCGCATCACACAGATGGCGCGCACGCGCATCGTCAAACGCTCGGCCGAACGGGTCGACCTGACACGGGCGAGGGTGCGGGCGCTGACGACCGTCCATATGAACGCCGGCGGCAACAGCGCCGACGTGGTCATGCGGTCGAACTGGATCGCACTGTTCAAACTTGGCGCGATACAGACCGCCAAGGGTGTGCGGGTGCGGATGCGCGGATCATATCGATCGGCGTTCATAGCCTCTATGGCAAGCGGCCACGAGGGCGTGTTCAAACGACAGGGCAAGGCGCGCCTGCCAATACGCGAGCTGTTCGGCCCAAACCCTGCCCACGACATCACGAACAACCCCGATGTATTCTTGCAGGTCCTGGCCGAGCTGATCGAGGAGCGCCTGTTGCCTCGATACCTTCACGAGGTCGGGAACCTCCTGCCTCGCTGACCGAACCATACCCCCCCGGCAAAGGGACCGTACCAGCTTCTCCCACCCCTGCGGGCCCGGGGGAGCCCCGGATTTCGGCAGTTTGACGGGTCGGAAAAGTGGGTTGTTAGGGTTGTTAGCCTGACGGTAACGGTTGTTAGGGACAAGAGATGAGCGACCAGACGCCGTTCGTCATGTGGACGGCGACGATGATCGCCACGCGGGATGGTATTTCGCAGCAAGCCGTCTCGAAGATGATCAAGCGGTTGATGGAAACCGCAGAGATTCCGGTTGAGCGCGATGCACGGGGCCGCGTGGCCAAGGTATCGCTTGCGCACTATGACCATCTTCGCGACCGCTATGTGAATTCAGAAAAGTCGCCGGTCGATCGGCCAAAGGTGCCGGAGAATCCTGCAGCGCTGACGGCGTCGGTCTCCTCGTCCCGTGATGAAGCTGAGCGGCAAGCAGCCTGGCTGAAAGTCGGCCGCGAGCGGATCAGGCACCAGGAAGAAATCGGCCAGCTAGCGCGCGTCGACATGCTGACCGACGCCCTTGCCGTCTGCGGCCGAGAGATTCAGGCCATTGTCGCCCGCCTGCCGAACCGGTCCGACGACATCGCTCTGGCTGTCAGCAAGGAAGGCGCGCACGGTGTCCGCGTCCTGTTGCGCCAGATCGCGGCCGAACTGAACCAGGGCGTATCCGACAAGCTGGCCGAGGTGGCCAACGGCGCGCCCCTGCACGATCCGCTGATCGAGACCGATGCCGAGGCCCTGTCGTGACCGCTCATGTCGGGTCGTTGCGCTTTGCCGCGACCGCTCTCAGCGAAGCGATCCGGCCAAGACCGCCAACACCGTTTCGCGCCTGGCTGCCGAAGAACATCGTCCTCGTCGATGGCGAGAAGCGCGGCGAATTGTGGTCGGAAGCCGACGCACCCTATCTCGGCGAGATCGCCGACTGCCTCAGCCAGGAACATCCCTGCAACCTGGTGACCGTGCGCAAGTCGCAGCAGACCGGTGTGTCGATCCTTGCGCTGTCATGGGCGCTCTACATCGCCGAGATCTGCCCCGACAACGTCCTCTATGGTGTCCCCGGCATAGACGCGTTGCAGGACGCGAACGGCCAGAAGATGCAGCCGATGATCGATGCGTGGCAGAAGGCCACCGACAAGAAGATCATCGCGCCGGCCAAAAGCCGCGACGGTTCGGGATCAACGACTTACAAGAAAATCTTCCCGGGCGGCGTCATCGATCTCGCCAACGCCAATTCGGTCATGAACCTGTCCGGCAAGACCAGCCGCTACGGAGTCAAGGATGAGTTCTCCAAATGGGAGAACACACCCAATGGCGACGACCCCGACGAACTCTTCTTCGGCCGCTTCACCGCCTTCCGCAGGCTCAAGTCCTACAAGATCCTCGAACTGTCGACGCCCGAAATCGACAGCGGCGACGAGCTGGGCGACGGCGCCGGCCATTGCCGGGTCGACCGTTCGTTTCGCCGCTCCGATCAACGCTTCTGGCACATCCGTTGCCCGCAATGCCGGCACGAATTCGTCCAGACCTTCGACCTGCTGGTGATCGACCGCGACCACCCGCACAAGACGGTGCTCGGCTGCCCGGATTGTCACTATCCGATCAACGAAATGGAACGGGTCGCCGCGGTTAGGGCAGGGCGGTTCATCCCGACGCTGTCGGGGCCGGATCGTCATCCCGGCTTCCATGTCGACGCCTTCATCTCGCTCATGATGAGCTATGAGGCGATTGCCGAAAACTTCATCGCCGCCGAGCGCATCGGCGCCGGCGAGTCCGGCATCAAGGGCTTTGCCAACCGCACGCTCGGCCTGCCCTACGCGCTGCGCGGCAACGCGCCCGACCACAAGCGGCTCATGGAGCGCCGCGAGGCCTACGCGCAGCATATCGTGCCTGCCGAAGGCCTGCTCTTCGTTGCCGGCGCCGACGTGCAGCACGATGGCATCTATGTCGAGGCCGTGGCCTTTTCGGAGGATCGCCAGAGCTGGACCGTGGCGGCCGAGTTCCTGGAGGGCTCGACCGACGACCCCAACGCCGGCGCCTGGGAACGGCTTGACGCCTTCCGGGGCACACGCTTCCTCGACACCTTCGGCAACGATCGCCCGATCGAGGCGCTGGCCGTCGATGCCGGCGACGGCGCGCGCACGACGCAGGTCTACGAATGGTGTCGCCGCCGCGCCAACTGCTACGCGGTCAAGGGCCAGCACGGTCGCGGCGTCCCGGCCATCAGCGTGCCGACCAAGAAATCAGTCAAGAAGAGCGGCAAGCGCCAGCGCTTCGGCAGCTCGCTGAGCTGGCCGGTCGGCACCTGGGCGCTTAAAGCGGAATTCTACGGCAACCTGTACAAGATCGGACTTGCGGCAGGAGAAGCAAAGGACCCGCCCGGCTATTGCCATTTCGGCACCTGGCTTGGCGAGGAATATTTCCTGCAGATTACCGCCGAGGCCTTCGACCAGAAGATGGTGCGCGGCAAGCTGGTCGAGGAATGGAAGAAGATACGCCGCAACAACCACTTCTTCGACTGCCGCGTCTACGCCATGGCCATGGCCGAACTGCTCGGCCTGTCCAAGATGAGCCGGGATGACTGGGCAAGGCTGCGGTCCGCGCGCCAGCCATCGCGCCCCGTAGACATGCTGTCAGCGCCCAGCGAGCAGCTGATCGAACGCCACGGCAACAGTGAGCCGGCGAGCGCGGCAACGGACAATACACTGGCGAAAAAACGAGAGGCATGGGCAAAGCGCAGATGAGCACGGCCAAGCCAAGGATCAGGGTCAAGGCCATCTCGTCGCGCGCGGCGCACGGCCTTGCGCCCATGCAGGCCAGCTATCTCCGGGACACGCGCTCGTCGATCATCTCGACGCGCCCCGCTATCCTGCGCGATCACCGCGATGATGTGCGCGCCGTCTGGCAGCGCACCGCAGGCCTCGCGGCCGACATCATCCAGAATTCTGGCCGCATGCGCGGCGCCGCCGACCAGGTCGTTGCTGACACGGTCGGCGTCGAGCTGTCGCTGAACTTCAAGCCGAAGCTCGACCGGCTTGGCTACGACGCGCAAGAAACCGTGGCTTTTGTCCGGGAGGTCAAGGACTGGTGGAAGCGGCTTATCTGGAACCCGCGCGAATGCGACATGCGCGGCAAGTTCACGCTGCCGCAGATGGTCGACATGGCCTTGCGCTCCGACATGGTCTTCGGCGAGGCGGTCGGGGTCATGACCTTCATGACGCGCGCGCAGCGGCGCCAATACGGCATCACCACCGGGACGAAGCTCTGCATGATGCCGGCCGCCTCGCTGGTACAGGACTCAAACGAATTCGAGGGTATGTTTCAGGGCGTCATCCACGACGCCAATGGCCGGCCGGTCGCGTACCGGTTCGAAGAGAAGCAGGACGGATTCAAGGTCAAGCGTGATCACCGCGCCTATGATGCCGATGGCCGCCAGATCGTCGTGCATGTCTACGATCCGATCGACCCGACCGATGTGCGCGGCATCAGCCGCATCGCGCCGGCCATCCGCAAGCACATCCAGCACGAGGTGCTGGTCGATGCGACGATCCAGACGCAGATCCTGCAGACCATCGTCGGCATGGCGCTGACCAGTGCTGCCCCTTCGGCCGAAGCCTTCGAGGCGATAGAGGCGCTGAAGGAAACGGATGGCGGCCTTCGTGACGAGTTCCTGGCCTACTATTCCGGTGCCATGGAACGTGCCCGCTCGGGCGAAATCTCGATCAGCAGTGATCCCCGGATTTCGCATCTCGCTCCCGGTGAAAAGCTGGAATTCCTGTCGATCGGCACGCCCGGGCCGCAGTTCCTGCCGGTCTCGGCGGAACTGTCGCGCGACATGGCGCGCGCCATCGGCATCACCTATGGCGGCTTCACCATGGACCACACGGACGCCACCTATTCCTCGGTCAACATGGAGAACGCCTCGATCTGGCCGACAGTCACCAGGCGGCGCGAGCGCATCGCCGCGCCGATCTGCCAGGCGTTTTTCGAAAACTCGCTCGACGAGGCGGTCGGCGAGGGCCGCATTCCGTTCAAGGGCGGCTATCCCGCCTTCGCCGCCAACCGCGAGGATGTCTGCTGGGCGCTGTGGCAAGGACCGGCAAAACCGACCGCCGATGATGGCAAGTGCGCCAAGGCGCAGACCGAGCGGCTGATCAACGGCACCTCGACGCTTGAAGCCGAGTGCGGCGCGCTCGGGCACGATCCCGAAGAGGTCTTCGAGAGCCGCCAATACTGGCACAAGCGCTATGTCGACGCCGGCATGCCGTCGCCCTTCGTCGCGCGCAATGCCGGCCCGCAGGATGCTGCCGAGCCCGATGAGCCGCCGAAGAAAAAGGCCGCCGCCTGATGACGCCGATCAAACTCGCCGGCGTCGAGGTCGACGCCGATGACCCCTGCGCGCTCTACCAGGCGCTTTATGCCGCCAAGCTCAAGCTGCTCGCCGGTGAACGGGTCGAGGAAACCGAAGTGCGCTCGCCGGTCACGCATCAACGCGTGCGCGTCGCGGTCGGCAACATGGCGGCGCTCGATGCCGAACTGATGCGGCTCGCGGCGGCCTGTTCCGCAAAACAGGGCAAGCGCTCGCGCTTCGCCAAGACGCTGCGCTTCATCTGAAGGAGACGACGATGGCGGCACTTCTGGCCGAGGGCGAGCTGACGCTCTCCGGCGATGTCGGCGATGCCTGGTTTGGCGATCATTTCACCTATTCCGAAGTGGTCGTCGCGCTGGCGCAGATCGAGGACAGCGCCGACTTGACCGTACGCATCAATTCGGGCGGCGGCATCGCCACCGAGGGAGCGGCGATCCATGCCTTGCTGGCGCGCCGCCAGGGCCGCACCAATGTCGTGGTCGAGGGCATTGCGGCGTCCGCTGCGTCCCTTATCGCCATGGCCGGTGAGACGGTCACCATGGCGCAGGGTGCGATCATGATGATCCATGACCCCTCGGGCATGACCTTCGGCACGTCGGATGACCATGCAAAATCGATCGAAGGGCTTGAGGCGCTAGCGACCGCCTATGCCCGCGTCTACGCCGCAAAATCCGGGCGTTCCTCGAAGGAGTGCCGCGAGATCATGAAGCGAGAGACCTGGATGACCTCAGCCGAGGCGGTTGAGCGCGGTTTTGCCGACGAGGCCGGCTCCGACAGCGCCGGCGCGGTCGCCGCCTTCGATTACCGGATCTACGCACACGCGCCGAAGCGCCTCACCGCTCTGGCCAGGAAAAACGGCTGGTCGCGCGAAGCGGCCGGTGCGCCAGCGGCGAAGTCCGTCGCGACGACCCGTCAGCAAGAGGAGAATTCAATGACGGAGAAGGAACGGGCGGACGCGTTGGCCGCCGAGATCGAACAGATGAAGACCGCCCATGCGACCGCCCTGACCAGGGCAGGGGCCGAAGCCATCGCGGCCGACCGGGCACGGCGTGCGTCGGTGATGGCGCTGGAAGAGGTCAAGGGCCGCGAAAGCCTCGCCGACACGCTGTGCGCGACGCAGCTTTCGGTCGAAGAGATCAAGGCCGCTTTGTCGGCCGCGCCAAAAGCCGCGGCCAACCAGGGCGATTACGAGCAGCGCCGCCTTGCCGCCGCCGGGCTCGCCCAGCCGGGCACTGTGGAAAAAGCCGATCACGGCTGGGGCAGCGTCGTTGCCCAGACCAACAAGCGCCGCGCCTGAAACCCGCCTTCTGAGAGAAACCGGCGCCGGTCAGGCGCCTCAATTTGAGGAGAGACCGTCATGACCGTTCTGACGGAAGACCGTCGCACGGCGGCGCATTACATCGTGTCCGAAGCCTCCAGCATCTATCGCTCGCGCGAGCAGGTGATGATCACCGGTTCTGCCCCTTTGCTGGCAGGCACCGTGCTGGGCCAGATCGCGGCCGCCTCGGCCGATGTGCAAGCTGCCGCCGATGCGGGCAACGCCGCCAACACCGGCGCATTGACACTCGCCAATCCGGCTTTCGGCACCGATGTCAGGGAAGGCATCTACAACATCGTCTGCTTTGCCGCCGCGGCCAATGGCGGCAAGTTCCGCGTCGAGGATCCCGAGCTCAACGAGGTCGGCACCGCCACTGTCGGCGTCGCCTTCACCAAGCAGATCAAGTTCACCATCGCCGATGGCGCGCAGGATTTCGTCGTCGGCGAAAAGTTCACCGTCTCGGTCGAAGCCACCAGGGGCGCCTATGCGGCTCTCGACCTGACGGCGACCAATGGGCTCAAGAAGGCGTCGGCCATCCTCTACGAAGGCTGCGATCCCACGCTTGGCGACGCGCGCCGCACAATCACCGCGCGCGAGACCGAGGTGAAGGAAAGTGCGCTGATCTGGCCCGCCGGAATCAACGCCACCCAGAAACAGAACGCGCTCGATCAGCTCGCGGCCTGCGGCATCGTCGGCCGCTGACAGGCAGCCCGACACCCTGGCCCGCGCGCCACCCCTTCAACGGAGAGAAGACCATGTCCACCGTCATGAACATTTTCGACCAGAACGCGTTCGGCGTGGTCGAACTCAACGACCAGGTCGTCCGCAAGGTCGACTACAAGCCGCAGCTCCTGGGATCGCTCGGCCTGTTCAAGCCGATCTATTCGCGCTCGCGCATCATCCTGATCGCGAAAAAGGAAAACACCCTTCAGCTGATTCCGACCTCCGCGACCGGCGCGCCGCCGGAAGAGCTCGACGTCACCGGCATGGACCTGCGGCCCTTCCGCACCACGCGCCTCGCCAAGGGCTCGACCATCTATGCCGAAACGCTGCAGGGCGTCGCGGCGCTGCCGATGGATGAGCAGGTCCGCGACATCCAGAGCGAAGTCGCCGACCGCATTGGCCAGATCACCGACGACCTCGAACTGACATGGGAGCATATGCGCCTCGGCGCGGTGCTGGGAGTCGTCTACGATGCCGACGGCACAACCGTGATCAACAACTGGTTCACCGAATGGGGCATCACCCAGGCGGCGGAAGTCGATTTCGCGCTCGCCACCGACACCACCGATGTCCGCAAGAAGTGCCGCGATCTCAAGCGCGCCATGCAGAAGGCGGCCAAGGGCGTCTGGACCCCGAGCACCCGCGTCTGCGCGCTGACCGGCGACGCGTTCTTCGACGATCTCGTCAACCACAAGCAGATCAAGGAAACCAAGCTCGGCAATGAGCGTGCCCCGGCGCTTGAAAACATCGAAGGCTATTCCTCGATCGAGATCGAAGGCATCACCTTCATCAACTATCGCGGCACCGATGACGGCTCGACGCTGTCGATCCCGACCGACAAGGCCAGGTTCTTCCCGATCGGCGCCAACGGCGCGTTCCAGGTCGGTTACGCGCCTGCCGAGTTCTTCCCCTATGTCAACCAGCGCGGACAGGAGAAATACGGCATGATCATCGCCGACAAGGACCGCGACGCCTGGCGACGGCCGGAGATCTACTCCTACCCGCTGTTCATCTGCACGCGGCCGGAAATGCTGCTGCGCGCCAAGCGCGCGGCCTGACGGCAATCCGGTAACGAAGATTTGAAGCCGCCACTCGCGATAGTTCAGCGTAGCGTGATCTCGCTGAACTCTAGTGGGGGAAATTCAATGTACTTTTCTGGAAGACGTTGGCTGCTAGTTTTTTCGATGGTTGTTTGCGTGCCAATATCGACGTTTGCGGCGCAATGCGACATTTCATCGTTCAAAGATCACGATAACGGCACTCTTTCGAGCATCCAGACCTGGTCTTACTACTATTCGTTGTCGAGTTCCGAGTGGGAGCATATGCGCAAGGATTTCGATGCCGGAGCAAGTTACGGCATCATTAGCGGCGATATGAGCTATGACGAGATGCACGATAAGGCGAAATCAGAGCTCCAAGTCATCAACGCCGCTTCGTCTGATAAGTACGCCAAGAACTGGGCTACAACCACGCTGACGAGTCAGGGGCTGCAAGCATACCTCCATTGCCAAGGTGGTCTTCAAATGGGTTTCGAATCCTTTGACGACCAAGGCGGCAAGGTAATGCTTGATTGGGCGCCGCCGCCGGCATTTGGGACGCATCATCCATTACGCGTGGCCATGGCCGACAATGTCAAAAACCGCGCCGAGATCGAAAATTTGCTGAAATCGCAGATTTCGGCTTCGCCAATCCAAGGATTCGAGATCTATGTGTCGAAGAAGGAACCGCTGAAGGCGGCAGAACTGACGGTGAGCACAGCGGGGTTTTCCCAGACCGTCAGCATTCCGCCAGCGCCGCCTCCGGTAACGGAGAGGCAAGCTGATTTCTCCGTGAACGAAAAAGCGGACAGCTGCGATTCAGGAGGCAACGACGACGCTGTATTCTGCAATCTTTTTGAAACCACGGTGAAGCCGGTTGCAGATGGCGATATCAAGATCATGCCACACCTCAAACTTCAAATTGACGACGACGGTAAAACGGCCGATCCCCACCGTTGGGCATATGTCATGGTGCAGTGCGACGACTTAAAAACCATTTCTCCGGCACTTGGAGAACGAAATGTTAAAACCGCCAAAGCCGAATATTCCGGCAGAAGCAGTTGTGTCGCGAAAAAAGATCAGCAGGTCAAAATCCTTGTGAAAGTGAATCCAAGAGGCGGGTCTTCGGTGGTGGCGACGGGCGGAATTAAGATTTCGACACCCTTGGACTAAGCGCCCGCACCAAAGCGTTCGAAATCATTATGCCCTTCAGGCGCCAAGGAATACTTGGCGGCCTGTTAATTTTTAGGACACGCGGATGGTCGATTGGCAAAGCGCTCGGACCGCGCTCGATCGCGCCGTCGCCTATACCTTCGACACCGAGACTTTCCACACCTATCCGACGGCCAAGGGCCCAAGCGTCAATTCGAACCGCGTCGCTGATCCCGATCGAGCCGGCTTCGAATTTTTTGGCTCGATCGATTTCGGACCTGCCGCGCTTACGCCCGGCTTTTCGCATCCCGCGACCTTGATGACCGACCGTGACCGTGTTCGCGAAATGCCGAGCTATGAGGCGGTCATCACCGCTCTGTCGACGGATTGGCCTCATCCGATCAGGGTCGATGACATCGTCGGCCTGGGCGACACCCGCTATGTCGTCGCCGCCATCCCGGACGATGGAGGCCGCCGCAAGGCCATCTTCGTCAACCGGACAAAGGCCGCCCTGTGACAATCGCCGCCGAGACGACCCGCCTGGCTGCAGTCGAGAGCCTTTCGCCGACCGGCGCCACTGCCTTCCCGACGCTCGCTCGCGAGCGGGTTTTCGACAGCCGCCGGCCGTCGCTCGATATCCTCGCCCCCGGCAAGGAATACACGCCGGTCCTGTCGCTCTTCACCCGCCGGTCGGAATCGCCTCGCCGCGGCGCCGGGCAGGGAAGCGTGTCCCGCAACGGCCGCACCATCCTTGAGGTGGTCGCGGAACTGGCAGTGGCCTCGAACGACGAAGACGGGCCATTTGTGGATGCCATGGTCGGTTCGGATCCCACGGCGCGGATCGTGCTCGCGGCGCTGTGCGCCCAGGTGCGGTTCGCCCTGACCATTGGCCCGACCGGCGTGATCTTCCGCAAGGCGGTCATTGCGGTCGAGAGCATCGACGAGGAGGGCTTTGCCGTGCCGGAGTTGGGTCTGCGCTGGCAGCGGACAACGATGCTGTTCGACTGCCTGATCCCGGATGACGAATTCACGCTTGCCGGCGGCCTGCCGCAGCCCGCCGCCGGGGTCGCCGCAGTGCTGCCGGACAATTCCTATGCCAAGGCAACACTCCTCGGCATGGCGGCGCAGTTCGGAGCCGCCGAACCGCTGTCGGTGCTCGACACCTTCGCGTTCGAGACCAGACGCAACGGCGTTTCCAGCCAGGCCGGACCGTCAACTGCCGTCGCGCCGCCCTTCGCCGAAATCGAGGATCAACCATGACCAATCTCGTTCATGCCAGGCTTGCCGATGCCGCGCATCGCATGCCCCATCCCTTCCGCCCCAACACTGATTTCCCGGCCGAGGGCCAGACCATCGACCGCGAAGATCCGGTCTGGATGCAGCTGGTCAATGACGGTTCCCTGATCCTCGATACCCAAACAGGCACCCCGCCCGAAGGCCGCAGACCCGCGAAGTCAAAGTAGACGCGCGCGCGCCGGGCGAAGCCCGCAAGGCCGACCGGCCGTCGCGCCCGATGGCGCGCCCCGCCGGAGCGCCAGCCGCCGGCAGGCGGCGAAACGGCGCGTGAGGCACAATCCAGAGGAGACACCCCATGTCCATCCAGTTCAACAACATCCCAGGCGCCGGGCTGGTGGCGCCGCTGTTCGCGTTTGAGGTGACTTCGGGCGGCAGCTATCAGTCGCAATCGCGCCTGCTGCTGGTCGGTCACAAGAACACGGGCGCGGCCATGGCCGACAATACCCCGCTGGCCATCGGCTCGGCCCAGGAGGCGGTGGCGCTTGCGGGTGCTGGCTCCATGCTTGCCGAAATGGCGCGTGTCGCTTTCCTCAACGCCCCGGTGCAGGAGACCTGGATTGTCTCGGCCGCCGCGACCGGCACGGCGCGCGTCGACACCATCAAGGTCAATTCGGCTCCGGTCGGCGGTGGCGCTGGCGTCATCGAAATCGCGGGCGAACCCGTGCAGGTCCAGATCGCGGCCGGCGACAGCGCCAACACTGTCGCCACGGCTCTTGCGGCCGCCATCAACGCGTATTTCAACAGCTTGACCGGAGCGTCCCTGCCAGTCACCGCGACCGTCACGACTGACACCGTCACCGTTACCGCGCGGCATGCCGGCGCCATCTTCTCGGATCTCGATTTCTTCGTGCCGACCACCGTCAATGCCAATGCCTTCGCCGGTGCGGTGCTCACGCTCACCAACACCGTTGTGCCGACTGGCGATCCCGACCTGTCCAGCGCGCTGGCATCCCTTGGCGACGATCCCTATGACTGGATCGTGTCGCCTTTTGCCGACGCGACCAACATCGGGCGCTATGCCGTGCTGCTCAACGATACGTCCGGCCGCTGGGCTTACAGCCGCCAGGTCTATGGCCATGTCTTCGTGCCGTCGACCGGCTCAACCTCGGCGCTGACCACGCTCGGCCTGTCGCTCAATGATCGCCACCTGACCATCCTGCCGCGCATCGCCTCTGCCGGAAACGCCACGCCTGCCTGGCTTTGGGCGGCCGGCATCGTCGCGCGCATCGTGCCCTGGCTGTCCGATGGCGTTACCGGCAACGTCTCGCGCAACCAGACCGGCCTTGTGGTCGAAGGCGTCAAAGCGCAGCGCAACCGCTCGACCGTTCCGACCTATGCCGGCCGCAACACGCTGCTGCGCTCCGGCATTTCGAGCTTCCTGATCACCGGGGATGGCCGCGTGGCAATCGACAAGATCATCACCACTTACCAGAAGGACGCCAACGCGCAGCCCGACGAGACGTTTCGCGATATCCAGGCCATCGGCCAGCTGGTCGCCATCCTGCGTTTCTTCCGGGCGCAGCTGTCGTATGAGCATGGCCAAAAGGCGCTTGCCGACGAGAACCCCGGCGGCCTCGGCTCGCTGTCGACACCGAAGTCGATCAAGGCGACGCTCGTCCATGCCGCCGACACGCTGGAGCTTCAGGGCGTACTGGAGAACGCGCGCGGCTTCGCCGATCGCCTTATCGTGCAACGCAACACCGAGAATGCCAACCGCGTCGACATCCTGGCGCCGATCGACCGCGTCAACGCCCTCGACGTGATCGCCGCCAACGCAAGGCTCTACAGCCAGTATCGAGCGGACTGAGAAATTGTCGCTACACCTTAACGTTAGGGCGACTCGTTTATCTTCCCAACGAAGGCCGCGCTTATAGCTACAGATCCCGTCGCGAACTCGGCCAATTTAAGCCAATAAATGAAATTCCATTGTTCTTCTGTAATATAGACGAAGATGTTTTTAACATGGAACGGGACTACCTTGCCGAGTTCGGGATCAGGTATACGGATATTGTAAATGTATTCGTTGCTAAGATACCCATCTATCCAAAACAAAATCACAAATATTAACGCAACTGTGCCAATAGCATATTTAGCGATATATCTTCGCACAGCGATGCATCCGATATGGGTGATAATGCAATCGAGCATTTGTTCGATGTCAATTTAGCACCGCGCGGCCGATGGTCAAGGATCACTGATCCGCGACGGGGGCGTAAGGCCAACTTCTACAAAGCAAACTCGAAGGGAAAGACCGATGCAGAATTTCGGTGGAGAGATGACGTTTGCCCTGTCGACGGGCGACCGCATTGTGGTGCGCGCGGCGGCAGAGATCATGCCGTCCAATATCGACGTGACCGGAGCGGCAAACCAGGACGGTTCGGTTTACCGCACGGTCGAGCCGACCGGTTTCAAGGCCAATCTCACATTCGAGGACATGAAAACCGACGACTGGAACCGTCTGATGCGGGCGTCGGGATTTAACGCGACGATGACCGAAACCTTCACAGGCGCACAGCACCTGTGGACCGAGGCCGGCTTCACCGGCACGCCGACCGTCAATCGGGCGACCGGCGAGGTGACGGGCTTGGCCATGATCGCGCGCGCCTATAAGAAGATCTGATCTGGCGAAGCCCGCAAGGCCGACCGACCGTCGCGCTTGATGGCGCGCCTGCCGGAGCAGCAGGCCGCATCGCGGCCGGTGCGCGGCCTGAGGCAAGGAGGAAAAATGCCCGACAAGATCGTCCCGCTGTCGAAGCGCTATGAGGCGCACGACCAGACCTTCGACAGCGTCACCGTGCGCGAGCCGCGCTTCGAAGATCTGCTGGCCCTCGGCGAGCCATACGAAGTCCAGAAGGCGGCCGGCAACAACGTAGTCATCGAGAATACGGCAACGGTCGCGGCCTATGTAAGGCGCTGCGTCGTGTCACCTGATATTGGGCAGCTTGGCGTGCTCGGCCTCGCCGACGCGCGACTTGTCCGCGAGGCGGTGATCGATTTTTTTATGCCATCCGCGCCACCGGCCAGCAGTTAAACGAGATCATCGGCATCCAGGCCGATGACTTGATGTTCTACTTCGGCTGGCAGCCGGATGTGGTGTTGCCGCTGACCTTTTCCGAGATCGGCATGCTGCACCATCGCGGCATCGAATTCCTGAAACGCAGGCCAAGAAAATGAACAACCGGACGATCGAGGCTGTTCTGCGCCTGTCGGCGAAGCTTGGTCCAACGGGCGCGTTCTGCCAGCTTTCTGGCAAGCTCAACCAGGTCAATCAGAAGGCGCTGGCGTTCAACAAGACGCAAGGCCTGATGGCCCGCAACAGCGCGCTTGCTGCCAACGCCGTTCGCGGCCTGCTCGCCTATGGCGTTGTGCGCGGCACATCGGCGCTCGTCACCAATTTCGCCAGCGCCGAACGCCGCCTGAACCGCATCGCCATCAATGCCGATGCCGGCAAGGACAAGCTTGCCGAAATGTTCCGCACCGTCGACCGTGCGGCGCTCGACTATTCGACGACGCAGGACAGCGTCACCGATGGTCTGGAAACGCTCGTCGCCGCCGGCCGCAATCTTGACGATGCCTTGTCTTTCCTTCCGGCCGTGACAGCGACCGCGCAGGCGGCCGGCGCGGAAATCACCGACATCGCCACCACGGCCGATTCCATCGGCACGAACTTCGGCATTGCCGGCGGCCAGATGCAGCGTGCCTTTGACATCCTCGTCACCTCGGGCAAGCAGGGCAAGTTCGAACTGAAGGATATGGCGCAGTATATCCCGAGCTTGGCGCCGGCTTTCGCCGCGCTCGGCTACAAGGGCGAGCAGGGCCTTGGCCGGCTGGCGTCGGCGTTGCAGACCATCCGCATCCGTGAAGGCGATGCATCCGAGGCTGCGACCGACCTGCAGAACGTCTTGCAGAAAATGGAAAGCCAGGAAACGGTCAAGAACTTCGCCAAATTCCATATCAATCTGCCGGACGAACTGGCCAAGGCCCGCAAGGAAGGCAAGGATCTGCTCGACGTGATGATCGAGTTGACCGACAGGGCGACCAAGGGCGATCTGTCGAAGATCCCGCGCCTGTTCACCGATCTCCAGGTCCAGAAGGGCATGCGCGCGCTCGTTCAGGGCAAGGACGCTTTCCATCAGTTCGTCGCCGATCTTGACCACGTCGACGGATCGACCCTGCGCGATCTCGGCAAGATCCTTGATGACAACCAGGCGAAGATCGACAGGATGGGCGCATCATGGGAACGCATGATGCGCGCGATCGGTTCTGGCATCGCGCCTGCCGCGACCGGCGCCATGGACTTCGTCAGTTCCAACATGGACAAGGCGCAGTTCATCAATGCGCAGCTGGACAAGGAAGGGATGAGCTTCTGGGAAAAGCGCATGTGGTGGCTGCGCAACGGCTTCGACAACCAGGACCAGGGCATGATGGCATTCAAGGCCGGCTGGCGTTCACCGGAAGGCCTGCTTGCCGCCAAAGGGCCGATGAGCGCCAGCCCGGAATTGCCGTCGCGCCGGAAGGACCAGGCCAGCGTCATTCCTGTCCCGTCACCGTGCCCGGTCGCGCCAAGCATGGCCGAACAATACCAGCTCTACGGAAGGGGCCATGCTGCCGCCGTGCGCAACGGGGCGTTCGGGCAGAAGGATGACCGCTCGATCGTTGCCATGGCGGCCCCGAACGCACAGGAGATTGCCGCAAATGCCGCGGCGGCGGGTGCATTGAAACGAGCGGGGGTCGAGACGGCGTCGTCGATTTCCGATGGCGGCAAGCAAGCCGGCGACAGCATCAAGGAAGGTGCCGACAGCTTGTCGTCAGTCGCGGGCGAGCTGAAGAGTGCCCTCGTCGCGGGCGCCAACAGTCTCGCGGCAGCCGCGCGCAGTGCCGCCGCTGACCTTTCACGGCCAATCGGCTCGCTCAAGCCGGTGCGTGCTGACACCGGCCGTTCCGATGCAGGCCGTGCCATGGGACCACGCTGATGCGCGACTGGTTGAAGGCCTTCCGTCCGGCATCCTTCCGGGGCGTGCCGTTCTTCGTCGAGGTCGAGAACGCCGAGGGCGGCCGGCGCGTTGCCGTCTCGCCGATCGCCTATTCCGACCTTCATGTCACCGAGGATATGGGCGGCGATGTCAGGCGCTTCAGCCTGTCGGCTTACGTTGCTGGCGACCTCGCCGATGCCGCCGCCCGTGGCTTCACGGCTGCGCTCAACGCGCCGGAAGCGGCGACGCTTGTCCTGCCGATGTCCGGCCCCGTCGTGGTGCGCGTGCCGCGCTGGAGCCTGTCGCGCGAGCGTGGCCGCGCCGGCTTCGTCGGCTTCGAAATCGACTTCGTCGCCGCCGGCCTTCCGTCTCTGCCATTCGCTCCTGTGCCGGGCGCACTCGCCATCGCGTCATTGATCTCGGCTGGCGCAGCGCTTGTGTCCGAGGCCGCCGCATTCCGCATGCGCGACACGGCGGCGGGGCAGGCGGCACTCTCGGCCCTGGCCATTGCCACAGCTGCCGGCCAGCTCGCATCCGTGGCAAGTGCTGCGGCTCTGCCGGATGCGAGGCAATCCGAAATCGGCGATGCGATTGCCACGATAAACCGTTTGTCGAGCGAGCCGGTGGCGCAGGCTGCGGCCATCGCATCGGCCATCGTCTCGACCTGCGGGGCGATTGCCGATGTCGGCGATCCCGCGCCCACGGTCGAGGCTTTCGCCCTGGCTGCCGTCCCGGCAGGGTCGGATGTCTTCGATCTGGTGGCGGCGGCGGCCTTTGCGGCCGGCTTCTGCCAGACGCTGGCGGCCGGCGACTATCTCTCCCGCCAGGACGCCCGCCGCGCGCGCGACCGCATAGCACCCGTGGTCGATCCGGTTCTTGACGCGCTCTCTGGCGGTCTCGACGTGTCGGTCAACGAATGGCTTTCCGACATCGCTGCCACCGCTGCATCCGACCTGAGCGCCACAGCGGCAAACCGCGCCCCACTGGTCAATGTGCAGACCGAGATATCCCTGCCGGCAACGGCGCTTGCCTACGCACTTTACGGCGACGCGGGCAGGGCGGGCGAACTCGTCTCGCGCAACAGCGTTGCCACGCCGGCCGCGATGCCGGTCCTGTTCGAGGCCGTTGCGCCCTGACGAACAGTTATGACTTTCATGAAATCTCGCGCAACCAGTCAACTCGATCCGGCGGCGTACTCAGGGCAGATAATTATCGAAATCGTCTCGTAGGATACCCCCAAGCGTCTGTCGCAGAGCCCGCAGAACATTCAACACAACCTCGTCTTTTTCGAAGTGGCGGCCGCTGCATTCAGCCTGAATCGCCAAGCCGCCATCGTCTTCCAAGTTTGTAATGTTGAAATAGGCAATAGCGTCGCCTTCCGGCATCGAGAGCAACCAAGGCTCGATTTGTCCGGGCAGGGTAGTGCTCAACGCGCGTCGCGCCTGCTTCTCGTCTCGCAGTTGTTCAAGGAAATAGGTCTTCACAGTCGTCCCTTCTTGATTTGGCCGACGTCGGATATGGCGGGTTGATGCGACGCTAACACATAGCCCTTCATTCCCATCTCAACTGGCTGGCATCGACGACATCAGCCCCCATGTGCTCGACAAAAAAGGCCCGCAGCCTCACACGGTGCCGATCCAGCATAGGAGACGGTCGATACGTTTGACCGCCATGTTCGGCGAGAAAAACCCATTCTACGAACTGGTCCGCTGTCACATCGCCGGACTGCGGAATGTAATCGGTGACATGCATGAATCTGTCGCCGTGCAGTCCGCCACAATAACCGTGCCCAACGCACACCGCGCGCATCAGCGAGTGAAACCGAGTTTTTGCTTCCATTGAAAATGCGCGATGGTGAGGCGGAATGCCTGCGCGCGCCGCCGCAACGTACACGCGTTGGCGTGGGCTCGCAACGTCCGAGTCCTTGCTCGGAACGCACCACATTGCGTGTCGCTAGTGAGAGATGAAAAATGCCGCTTGAGACCATTAGCGTGTCGGCGGGCGGCATCTTCCTGCCCTGGCACGACGTGTCGATTTCGATCTCGGCCGAGGAGGCCGTTCGCACCGCCACGATCACCGGTCACATACCGCCCGGCGTGTCGCCACCATGGCCTGATGACAAGGCAACCCTGACCGCCAACGGCACATTGCTGTTGACAGGTTACGTCAGGGATCTCCGCCCCGACCAGGGACCGGGCGACTGGCAGGCGACGATCACGCTTGTCTCGCGCACGGTCGACGCGGTGGAAACATCAATCCTGCACAAGACCGGCCTGGTCGAGAACAAGGACATCAAGGGCATCGGGGAGGCCTTCGACAATCTTGGCATCGGCATCGAGGCGAAAGGCTCGTTCGAGATGATCGCCAAGCACCAGATCGAGCCGGGGGAATCGCTCTACTCGACGCTGGAACCATTGGCGCGCGCCGAAGCGGCGATCATCCATGATACGCCCGAGGGCAAACTCGCCATTGTCAAGAAACCGGAAGGCTCGCATTCGGGCGGACTTGCGGCGGGCATCAACATCATCTCGGCCAGCGCCGAATTCTCGGGCGAGGGAAGGTTCAATCCGACCATCGTGCGCGGCCAGCAATCGCGCGGGGTCACTGCGCAGGCGCTGCGCCCCGAAGCAAAGGCGTCCGCTGCCGGCCGCAGCCGGCCCAAGATTATCGTGCTGGACGGCGAGGCCACCGCCTCGCACATGAAGAACGCCGTTGAGTGGGAAGTGCGCGCCGCAACTGGTCTGGCGGTCAGCGCGACGATTTCCGTTGTCGGTTGGCGCGATCAGGGCGGGAAGATCTGGACACCCAACTGGCTGGTCTATGTCAGGCACCCCCGCATCTATCTTGACCAGATGATGGTCATCAAATCCGTCGAATTGACGCAGGACACCAAGGCCGAAAGCGACGGCACGCGCGCCACCTTGACGCTCGCCGAACCGCGCGCGCTCGGCGGATCGTCCTCGGGCTCGAAGTCGGACAAAGGCTGGACCGCACCAGAACCAAAAGCGGAGTATTCGGCCCGATGAGTATCGAGCAACGCTCGCAAGCCCGACCGGGCGTCGCGCCTGATGGCGCGCCCCGGCGGAGGGCCAGCCGCGAAGAGGCGATACAGCCCGTGAGGCAAAGATCATGAAGTCTTCTGCGCACCTGACCCGTTTCGAGATCGACAGTTCGCGTTTCGACAATGGTCAGTTGCTGATTTCCGGTCGCGGCTTGGCAGGCGAGACGTTCAAGGATCTCCTTTTCGTGCAGCCGCACGGTGCCGCCAGCCGGCCGCCGAAGGGCGCTATCGGCGTTGCCATGGTGATGCCCGGCCGGCGCACGCAGGCGATGCTGATGGGCATTGAGCACGCCGAGCACCGGCCGGATATTCCGGATGGCGCGTCGGCGCTCTACGACGCGAGCGGCAATATCATCAAACTGTTCGCCGGAGGGGTGACCATGGATTTCGGTTCACGCACCATCACCTTGACCGGCGGCACCTGGAACTTGAAAGGCGACCTGTACGTCGACGGAAACATCACTGCGACCGGCACCATCCTGAATGCCGGCGGCAACAGCAACCATCACAGTCAGTAGTTAAAGGCGGTCATTGCGTTGTTGGCTCCGCTAGGCCTTCTCAAGCGAGAACACGGAGTCATTTGTTAGTAGGAGTTGCACTGACCCGCTTTGAAGGGCTGAAAGGTAGGCGCTTTGGAGGGTGCTTGGCGCACTGGCTTCGTAAAAGCGGTACTGTTCATTCTTTCCGACCAATTTCGGTGGGACGATCTGGCTGTTGTCGTTTGTGAAAAATATCGTGGCAATGACGCCGTCTGGGGAAGCCGTTTGAATTGTCAAAGTGCCAGTGCATTTCTGTACCGCGAGAAATCCATCGGATAACGTCAGCGTTGTGTTGCCGGCGATCGAGTATTGATATTTCTGTATTTTCTTTAATCCAGCTGCTGGTCTAAGGCGGGACTCAATTGCTTGAATGGCTTTCCGGCTTTCGATGATTTCGGTCATTTGATCGTCCTCCCATCACAGATGAAGCAGCCGAAATTATTTTTCTCAAATCAAATTTCTGTGTACTCTATTGATAAAGTTAACTCGTGTGAGGTTTATCAATTTTGTTTAATCGCGCGCGAGTGGTAAGATGCGGATAATGTAAATCAGACGCTTTCGCTGAGCGCGATATATATTATAGTCAAGCACTTAGAGGGTTTTGCTCAGATTCTAGATAAACGAGTGCTGAGTTTATTCAGCGTGCTCGATGGGAAATTCCGTTGGTGCGAATAGCTGCTGGTTTTTTCACTATATCGCAGCTTGTAATATAATCGTCTTAATGAAAAAAGTAAAATGGCGGGCGATTGTTGTGGCAACATAGGGGGCGTCGTGATGGACAGTGATCAAAATGCATATTCCGCCACGGTAGGTGAGATTCGAACGAAAGGCGCTGATGCAAGCGCGGCAATTTCAAGCGTTTGATATTATCAGGTCACTGAACGACGAGGGCATCACTTTTGCGCAGCTTCGTTTCGCGGAGAGCGAAGCGCACGAGATTACGGCATGCTCTCCTGTCTTATCTCGCGGTGACCTATTTTCAATCTATTTTCGCCTAAACAATGTGACTTTCTCGAAGACGAAAGTTGTAGACACAATTGTATATCTTCTAGGCAGTGGTGTGAGCAGAGTCATCTATTCTAGTGATGATGTCATAAAAGCTGCGAACAAGGCGTTTCCTGCTAACCCGGTCGCAGTGAATCTACCTGGCCATGACACGCACGTTCATTTTGACGTGGAGCAAGCCACTGCGTCGAAAGTTTCATAACGATCAGAGGAAACATATCAGAGTAGCGAGCACTCGTCCTTTGGTGAAAACGACTGAATTCTGGCTGTAGACCTGTAGTGTGTTCAATTAGCCGGAGACGTTAGTCAACCGATAGCAAAGAATGAGGGGCCCGTGAATTGCGGTCTTAATGGCTAAGTGAAGCGTTAAAATACATTCTTATATCCAAGGTAAAAATGATCCGCATCGTTCCGCTCGCAGGCGACGGCGAACCGCTGCTGTCGCCGGATACCGTTTGGGATGGCGTCAGCGGCGACTGGGCGCTTGCCGGTGATGACAAGGCTAATTCGCAAGGCCTGCGCGCGCGAGCCGAGCTAGCGACAGCCGTTCTGCTCTGCCTGATGACCGATGCCCGGGTCGAGCCGGACGAGCTGCCGCCGGAAGAGCAGAACCGCGGCTGGCCCGGCGACAGCTTCGACCTGCGCACCGATCTCGGCGAGACGCCGATCGGCTCCAAGCTCTGGCTGCTGCATCGCTCGACCGCAAGCGACGCCACCGCGCTGCGGGCGGAGGATTACGCGCGCGCCGGGCTGCAAACCCTTGTCGATCAGAAGGCGGTTTCATCTGTCGATGTGGTCGCCACCGCCGATCCGGCGCAGCGCCGCATCGACCTCGTCATCACCTTGAAGGACCGCGAAGGCGCGGTTGTTTTCGACCAGCGCTTCGGCGTGCTGTGGGAGCAGCTGCGCGGCCTGGATCGTCCTCTGGCCAACTGAATAACGGCAAAGCCGCAAGCCCGACTGGGCGCCGCGCCTGACGGCGCGCCCCGCCGGAGCCGCAGGCCGCCAAGCGGCCGATGCGCGGCATGAGACGTAACAAAACGGAGCAATTGCGTGGCCTGGACCGTCCTCTCTCCAACTGAGATATCGGCCCGGCTGCGCGGCGCCTTGCGTCGCTATCTGCCCGGCACCGATGCCCTGGTTTCGCCGAGCAATCTGACCGCCATCGTCAAGACGTTCGCCGCCGGCCTGCACGACATGCATTTGCGCGGCGCTTGGCTCTACCAGCAGATATTCGCCTCGACGGCGAGCAAGCAGCACCTCGAGCGCCACGGCGCAGAGCTTGGCATCTATCGCAGGCCGATGTCGCGAGCAGAGGGTTATGTTACCCTCAACGGCTATGCCGACACGGTCTACCCTGCCGGTATAGGCTTCATCTTTGGCGCGCGCCTCTATCAGTCAGCAACCGACGCGCGCTCCGATCTTGCCGGCGTCGTGACGCTTCTGCTTTTGTCCGCCGACTATGGCGCGGTCACCAACGTCGCGGCCGGCGAGACGATGCAGCGCGCCGACCCGACACAGTTTCCAAATCTCGACCTCGAGGCGACCGTGGCGGCAGACGGCATCGGGGGCGGCGCCGATACCGAGCTCGATGCCAGCCTTCTCGCTCGCATCCTCGACCGCAAACGTTGGCCGCCGCAGGGCGGCGCCTATTCCGACTATGAAAAATTTGCCCGGGAGGTGCCCGGTGTCAGTCAGGCCTGGGCGCTGCCCTTCGCCGATGCGCCGGGGACGGTTGGCGTCTGGTTTCTCTTCGAAGGCCGCGAGAATGGCATTCCGGAAGCCGGCGACATTGCCATCGTGCAGGAATCCCTGGAGGCGCGGCGCCTGATCCGCGCTGTCCTGTCGGTCTCGGCGCCGATTCCCTTGGCCCTCGATGTCACCATATCGATGCTGATCACGGACACGATCCAGACGCGCGCGGCGATTTCAGCCTCGATCGCGGCCATGCTTGTCAAGCGGGCTCGGCCGGGCGTCGTTGCTTCCCCCTTCGCGCTTTCGCGGTCATGGGTTGCCGAAGCCATCAGCCTTGCGGTCGGCGAAGACAGCCATGTACTGATCCAGCCCTCCGGCGACATCACCTATATTGACGGCCACATGCCGGTGCTGGGAACGATCAATTATGTCTGACCCCGCCATGCGCTGGCCGCGCTATATCGGCGAGGACGAACGAGCCTTCTTTCACTTCGCGCCCAGCGACCCCGACAACAGCGTTCCTGTGCAGGGCGACGCGCTGTCGGACCCAACCGACGAGGAGGCCGAGGGTTTCCTGACCGCGCTACTGCCAAAGGGTGCGGCCTGGGGTACGCCGGACAACCAGGCGCTCGACCCGCAATCGGTTCTGGCACGGTTCTGGCGCGCGATCGGTTCCGGCCTTGCCGATGCCTACCGCGCATTGTTTCGCGTTTCCATGGAATCGACGGCGGTGACGCTGATCGATTCTCTCGAAGATTGGGAAATGGAATACGCTCTTCCGGACCCTTGCCTTGGTCCGGACCAGACGATCGACCAGCGGATGCGATCGCTGCTTCTGAAGATCCGTTCCGGCGGCACCATCACGCCGGCCGACTTCATCAAGCTGGCGGCCGACGCCGGCTACGCCATCACGATCGAGGAACCGAACCCCTTCCGCATGGGTGCCTCGGCCATGGGCGGCAGTGACGCTCTCGGCGGCGCCTATCCCTCGGAATATGTCTGGATCGTCAAGATACCGGGCGTTCCCGTCGATTACTTCCGCATGGGCGTCGGCCGCATGGGCGAAACGCCGCTCGGCAAGCTCGGCCTGCCCGCCGATCTAATCTGCCTGTTCGAGGCGCTCAAGCCGGCCTGGACCACAGTCATCTTTTCCGCCTGATCAAAGGGATTTCCAATGAAGTTCGTCAATCCGCGCAACGCGCCGCCCTCCGACGCGCGCGTCCCCTACTGGGATGAGAACAAGGCCGCCGGGCTCGATGGCTCAATTCCTCCGGCCAAGGTGTTGAACGACACGCAAGACGAGATCCTGAAGGTCATCACCATGGCCGGCTTGACCCCGAACCCCGATGATCCGACGCAGCTCTGGCAAGCTCTGTCGGTGCTGCTGGCCGCCTTGTCGGTCGGCGATGTGCCGTCGATCGAGGTTCCGCCCGGCTGCATCTCGATGTTCGGCGCCGCAACCCCACCCACTGGCTGGCTGAAATGCAACGGCCAGGCAGTCAGCCGCGTCACCTATGCGCCGCTGTTCACCGCCATCGGCACCAGCTGGGGCGCTGGCGATGCCATCAACACCTTCAATGTCCCCGACCTGCGCGGCGAATTCGTGCGCGGCTTCGACGATGGCCGCAACGTCGATACAGGCCGCGCCATTGCGAGTTTTCAGGACTGGGCAACCGCCGCGCCAAAAACCACGACGCCGGCCCGCATCAATGGTGCTGGCGCGACGATCGCCATGACCAATGCCTCCAACCCGACGCATGTCGGCTTCGCCAGGCCCTCCAAGACGGGCGAAAGCGTGACTGCCGAGGGCTACGATACCGGCGGAGCCGGCAACGAAATGGACAGCATCAACGTCGTGACTGGCGATCCGGAAACCCGACCGAGGAACCTCGCTGTGCTTTACATCATCAAGGTCTGACCGTCCTCCCGGCCTTTATTTCAGCATCCAATTTTCAGGATCAAGTCATGTCCGCACCCGACCTGTTCGGCATCCGCGACGTCATCAAGAAACTGACTGCGCCCGCCGGGATGGAGGCCGTCCACGAGGACGGCTTCTCCTGGGCTCGCAATGGCCGCGTCTACGGCGATTCGACCAAGCTGACCTCGGATGACTGGAACCGCATCATCGGCAATCTGCGCGGCCTGCTGATCGGCTCGGGCGTCGACCTGTCGACGCTCGACCCAGCCAGCCCGATGCTGTTGCGCGATGTTCTGCAGAACTACCTCGGCGCAGCCGTGATCGATATCCTCAGCGGTATCGATGTCGGCGGCTACGGCATGATGCCGAAGTCCGTTTATGACGCCGACAATGACGGCCGGGTCGACAGCATGCATGGTGGCACCGGCGCGGCAGTGGCAGGGCCGCTGGAGCTTCTGTTGACGCGCGGCTTCCGTCCCTCACTCGCCACGGCCAGGAGCCAGCCTGTCGCCCCGCAGATCCAGACCCTTGCTCTGGAATTCTACGCCCCGAACTACCTGGCGCCGGCCACGCTGGTCGGTGGGGGCAGGTGGTCGCGGGTGAGCCTGCTGGACATCACCGCGCGCGGCCTGCCGGCGCTCGCCTATTTCCGGCACGACACCGACAGGTATCTTCCGGATGGCACGACCAGCGCTCTCAACGGCGGCTATTGGGCATTGAATGAAAGCCCAGCCTCGGCAACCATGTTCGGTGCCTATGAGGGAGCGGCCGACAATGCGGCGGCATTCAACGCGCTTGCCGCCTACTGTCGCGCTACCAATGCTGCGCTCTATATCCCGCCCGTCGCAACCAGCTACGCCGTCTCTACCACGCTTGATTTCCGCGACATCAACGAGATCAATGGCAAAGGAGCGCTGATCACCGGCACATTCGATGGCATGTCGGCTGTGAAGGTCGGCGGCACCGGCACCAACGTCCTGCGCAAGGCGCGCATCTGGCTTGAGGTGCAGAACAGCACCGACAAATCGACCGTCGCCTTGACGCGCGGCGTTCATTTCGGCGGCATGGCGGAAAGCAAGCTCTGGCTGCATTCCCGCGGCTTCGACGAAGGATTGTATTTCGACGGAGTTGCGGCAAACACCAATTGGGTCAGCAACGAATTCAACATTCTGACGCTCTACAACAACGGTTCGCATGTGCATTGCGACCTGGCCGGCACCAGCTATTTCGTCAACAATCAGTTCCGGGGCGGCACCTGGTACATCGGTACCAACCAGCTCTGCACCGCTCGCGGCACGTTCAAGCTGACGCTGGCCGGAACAGCTGCGATCGAAGAGGTCCTGATCGATACCCCGCAAATCGGCATCGACGGTGGCTCTGCGGGAGTCGGCCATGCCGCTTTCGTCTATGCGACGCTCAGCAGCACCAGCAATCTAACGACGGTATTTTTCAAGAACGCGCGCATCGAAAGCTATAGCGCCTTCGCCAACACGCTTGCGCTGATCAATGTGCCTTCTGCGGTCGGGTTCGCCTCATTCAATATCGATCTGTTGAGCGCTTCCGGCATCGACAACGCTAACATTGTCTCGCCGGATCTGAAACGGCTGTTCGTCACCTTGCGTGACATGTCGAACAGGCCGACCGGCGGCGCCAATCTGGTGCGACGGTTTCAGGGCGAAAAATTCTTTCCGATCCAAGCCGAAGGCCGGATCAGCGTTCCTAGCGTCGTTCTGTATGATAGTGCCACCGGGGGCTATGCCGCTCCGTCGCCTTTTCTGACGAACGGCGTCACTGCCCGCACTTCGAGGGCCAACGGTGACGGGCAACTTGTGGTGTCCAGTTCGGGTCAGGCGATCGGCCACATATACAAGAAGGCCAACACCACCCAAGCCGCGTTCCTCAATTTTCTCAATGGCTCGCGTGCGGCCACGGTGGTTTGTTTCGATGCCTCCGGAGCAGTGCTCTCCGGCAATGCCCCGTACTATGCAAAGGGGAGTAACGGCCAGTCTATCGCTCGAACCGGCGCAACGGTCTACGAATACTCAACCAACTGGCTTTGGATACACCCGAGCGTCGATTCCTTCTTCGTCGGCGCGTCGGGCTGGGTTGGCGCGACCGTTATCGAAAGCATTGACTTTGAACAGGGGTTTGCTGCGCCAATGCTCCGGTTGCGCGATCTCGAAACCGACACAGGTCGGCTCTGCTATAGCCAGAACGTGGAAAGCTATCTGCCCGTCGGTGCGACCATCGAGCGGAATGGTTTCTCTGGCTATCGGAACACTTTCGCCCTGAAAACGGCTTTGAACGCAGCTGCCCTGTCCGCAGCTGCGAGCATCGATCTCGTTGATGTAAGTGGGATAACAAATGGAGATAGGATCGGCATCGAGTTGGATGCGGTTATCACTGGTGCTGAGAGACAGTGGCACAATACGACCGTCTCAGGGGCGCCTTCGGGCAACACTGTCAATTTGGCAGCGCCGCTTCCTGGGCCCGCAGCCGCATCACGACGCGTTCGTCTGGGCAGGTGGGTTGCGCGCTGACGGCTACCAACCCAGCAGATAACGCAAGCCGACTATTGGAAGATAAACGGTCCAGAAGAAGCAGATGACGCCTGCGATGCATACCGCGCAAAATGGTGCCCAGTCTTGCCACCATCTGACTATCCGAGAGGCTCGAACTTCCAAGAAAGCGTTCATAATTTTACGCCATACTCTGGTCGCTTACATGCGACAACAACGCTTCACGCCATGCACGATATGACCAAAAGTGTGTCAGAAAGATTATCTGCGGGCAATCCCTCCTTGCTTGCTGTCTGTGTCTTGGTGATCTGTGGTGGGATCGCGGGGTTTGCCTATTCAAGCGGGCACCGCGCCGGCCGGGTATCCCAGCTCAAAGACACGGTTTCCGCCTATAACAGACGGATGGGAATTGCTGACTATGACAATCGCCTGGGCACCGTAGATCTCTGCCAGGAAATCGGCGGGCTGAGGGACGAATGCGCGAAACTGGCGCCCAGCCAGTAAGCGCTTCAATTGGGCTTGCGAAGGGCGTTCCGCACGATCTCAGCATCGAGGTGATCGCCACTTATGATCACCTCCCAAAGCCCGTCGACCTTCTCTAGCCGCCCGCCATCATAGGTGCGGATTTCGCCGGCCTTGGCGGCGACGTTATCGCGCATCCCCTGCCGCAGTTCAGACCATGGCTTCGGCAGTGATACCCAATCGCCCCGGGGCTCGTCATATTTCATCCGTCCGGCTCCGAATCTCAGGTATCGCTTGGCTAGAAGCAGTTCGTATTGACCGAAGTCCCGACCTTGTAGGACTGACACTGGATCGGTCTGCGCACCTGGGCATTTTGCATCATCCGGTCGCCAGTCTCGGACATGTTCTGGCCGATGTCGGCCAGCGCCTGCCGGTTGCGCGCCAGCCGATCCTGGTCAAGCCGGAAAACGCACGACGTATAGGCGTCCGTTCCCGGCTTGAACCCGTAGGCGCTGCAAGTCGTGCCAAGCTGTTGCAGCAAGGCTGGTCCTGCCGGCTGTAGTTCCTGACAGCCGCCAAGCACAACCAGGCTAAGAACAAGAATTTTTCACATGTATTGGAGCCCCCTCCCGGAATGAGGGCGCACTCAACAATAAAAGGCTGAAATCCGCAACCCGACCAACTCTGAAAGTCGACTACCCCACAGGTCTTATCGACGGGACTTCCTCCAGCCGGCGGCCCGCGCTTCTGCCTCAGAGCAGAACCATCGTTCGCCGAACTCAGGCCGGATGATCGTTTCGTCGTAAAATTTCTGGCCGGGCACATGGTAGATCTCTTCGCCGGTGTTGATCGAGATGTTGCCCTTGATGTTGCATTTCGATCGAGCAGCGACGGCCGATGTTGCCGCCGACGCCACATGCAAAAGGTCGTCAGCAAAATAGCCCGCGCCGCCTGCGGCGGCGAGAAGCAGAGCGGCTGAGACCATCGGTTTCATGCCCGTGCATTAGCACCTGATCATCAATCTCCGGTTTCACCGGTCGATACAATTCAACCGATCATCAGCTGAAAGGAAAGCTCATGGCTGTTTCCCGTGAAAAGGAATCGCTTGCCCGCGTGCTCGCGCATGAAGGCGGCTATTCGAACCATCCCGCCGACCCTGGCGGCCCGACGATGAAGGGCGTCACCCAACGCGTCTATGACGGCTATCGCAAGGGCAGGGGCCTCGCCACGCAACCGGTGAAGGGCATTACCACCGACGAGCTCAATGCCATCTATGATCATCAATACTGGGACGCGGTCCAGGGCGATGCGCTTCCGGCCGGCGTCGATTATGTCCTCTTTGACGGCGCCGTGAATTCCGGACCCAGCCGCTCGATCATGTGGCTTCAGCAGGCATTGCGGCCTGCGTACACAGGGCGCATTGACGGCGTCCTCGGCATGGGCACGCTAGCCGCGCTGAAGGCGGACACGAACAACGACGCTTTGATTGATCGCATCTGCAACGCGCGCATGGCCTTCCTGAAGCATCTCGGCACCTTCGCCACCTTCGGCAACGGCTGGACGGCTCGCGTTCGGGAGGTCCGCGCAATCGGTCAGGCATGGGCAACTGGTCAGGTGCCCCAGGTGGCCAACTTCATTGACGGCGGCCAGGCGAAGGCTTTTGTCGAGGATGCGGCAGCAGCCCCGTCCACCGCGCCGGCAGATGGTGTGATCGGTGCCGGTGCCGGCGGTCTCGGCGTGTCGGGCATGCTGCAGGATCTTCAGAATCAGCTCTCGCCAATGTCCTACGGCAGCGAATTCATCATGAAGATCGTCGTCGTGTTGGCTATTGTCAGCGCCGTACTGGTCTGCGGCGGCGCCGGCTATCGCTGGTACGCCAACCGGCAGGCCAAACGCCTAGCCGCGGCGCTCGGCACGGCGCCCGTATGAGCTTTCTCATCACAGTGCTTGTCGGTCGGCTTGGCGGCTCGCGCCTGGCCGGCGGCATCATTGCCTGGGCGGTCATCGCCGTGGTCGCCTCGGGCGCGACGCTCGGCGTCTACGAATTCATCAAGCACAAGGGCGCCGACGAGGTCCGTGCCAAGATCCAGGAGGACAACCAGGATGCGATACGCAAGGGCATCGACGCTCGCATGTCTCTTGACGAGTGCATTGACGCTAGCGGCGTGTACGACTTCGGGCGTCAGCGGTGTCGCGCCGCTACGACAGGCCCTCGGTAACAGCCTTGCCGGCGCGCAGGGCAAGACTATAGCCGACCAGAAAAAGATCGACCACACGATGGCGCCGGGCTGCGCGGTGAAGCTCTACACCCGTGCGGAGTGCGATCTGCACACCAATGCCAGCGCTGCTCGTCGGACTGAATTGCAATAGAAGCATACGAGGACAAAGGCCAGATGGCGGATGACATGAGCAGCAACGAAACCGCACGGCAATATCTTGACGCCGCCCATGCTCAACTAGGCGAGCGCGTCACCAATCTTGCCCGTCGGCAGAAGGACCTCGAAGCCGAGATGCGATCGGGCTTTCGTCAGATTGAGCAGTCTTTCGCCCAGTTCACTAACGAGACTCGTCAGTCCATTGCTTCCCTCGGCAACGCGATATCCGAGAAGAACAAGCCGCAGTATCAGGCTCTCGGGTTCGGGTTGAGCGTAATCCTTGCTGTAGGCGCGCTCGCGTACTGGCCGATCCGAGAGTCAACCAGTGATCTGAAGGCTTCCTATATAGAGGGAGCCCGCGCCATGCAGATGCTTGCTGCAGAGACGAACAGGACGATCCAAGCGCTCACCGCAAACACGGTGTCGCGGCAAGAATTGGAGTGGCGCGCCCAACGGGACGCCGAAGACCGCAGCCGAACTGAAACAAGGATTTCGGATCTTCGGGCCAGCTTGGTACCCCGTGATGAACATGAGCGCGTCTGGGAGAACTTCGACCGGCGCTTCGCCGACGAGCAGCGTCAGATGGATGAAATCAAGGCAGCCTTGGCCGGCGTCCACGACCCGCTCTCCACGGGCCTAGACCTCAAGAAGCCGCAAGATTCGCAGGATCACGCCGAATAACGCTTCAACTGAAATCTACATCGCCTGTTATTGCCAAATCGCCGTTATAGTTCGTCATGGAATTGTCAATTCGCGGTCTGGCCGTGACGCCTGTGCCAGGAATCAGTGTTGGAATATCGGCAAGTTTGATTGTCCACTTGATACCAAGCAGAGCACATAGGTTCACGGCGACATTGGTAAGGATGTCCAATAATGCTGCTATGATCAAAGTGAGAGGCCATCCGTAGTCTTCGGGGAGCCAATTGATTGCAAACGGCCGAGGTCCAGCCGACATCCAGACGGTATTTCCACCCCTGCCATAAAATGTAGTGGTGAGTTTCGCGGGTTGGGGAACTGGTTCTCCTTTCACCCCGGCCTTGAGCCAAGGCGTCGTGACGCAATGCAAGTGAGCTCTCGCCTGGACGTATGCCTCTGCAGAAAAGTCAACGTCAACGAGCATGTTGGGCGCCCTCAGCGAAACCTTGGGGTTCCAAACCCTTACCGCCCACCCTACGCAGCCGTCGACAAAGCCGAGAAAGCTGCTGCACTGTTCAGAAGAGTCATTGATGTTGAGAAATTTATCCGCAAGTTTCTGGAATAGATTCTGCGTCAGGAGCAGAAAGAATCCGCCACCGGGTAACTTTCGAACATCATCGGCATCTCGGATATTCATTTCCTCAGAGCCACGAGTGGCCTTCGCGAATGCATCCTCCGCAATGGTTTGCAGGACGTCAGCCTGCTCACTTGACGAGACGTTATCAAATACATCTTCATCTCTAATGATAGAACGTTTCCCAGAAATAGTGGCGGTTGCGACGACATAATTCTCCATTACAGCCACATTCAAGTTTCCAAAATTGAATCCTTGAAATACATTTATGAAAGACGGTAGTGGGATCGATTTAACAAAATCGGCAATCCGCGCGGCCAATACGTTATTGACGATGTATTTTACCAATTCCCAGAGTTCATAGCAGGTAGAGTCGATTTTCCCTAGAGGAATGCCTGCTGCCTTCGCGGCGGATTTCACATCATTCTCAAGAGCTACTGGGTCGTCAATTCTGGCCGAGGTTGGCACAATTCTCAATTGGCTTGCCGAGTCGGTTGTCACAAAGCAGAGAACAGTTAGGGAGAACGAAATCGTAATCTCCTTACCCAGTGTCTTAAGCTCGAATTTTAAGTCCACTTGAGGAATGGTAAGTTTGAGATTTGGTTGAGGCGTTGTTGCAAGAATCCGCACGGATTCGGTACTTCGATGTTGCAAGATCTCAGGTTGCACTAGCAGCCACCGGCTCATTTCGCGATCAAAATGAGGGTTTGGAGAAAGGTCAAAAACGCCAGGCTTCATTATGTCATAGCCATAGCCGAGCCGGAGGTCGGGGAGGTCGCCGCTACCCTTGTACACATTGGTCTTCTTCGGATGCTCAAGGTGATGATGTGCTTTCGAATAGGAATTCAAAAGGTTCTCGCTTACGCCAGCTGCGATGTCGTGTGCAGCAACATTTTGTCGAACGGCGTTCAGCGCATCAATGATTTTGTCAAGCATGGCTCTTCTCGATCGCTGGAGGAAATGAGTATTCCAGAACAGTCAACTTTTTTGTTGGCCTGTATCTGGTGGAATGATGTGAAGAAGTTTGTGCTTGAGTTATACGATGACATACCAGAAGTTGTTAATCAAGCCATGTTTTATGATTAATATTTTACAATATGAACGCTAGTATAGATACAGTTTGTGTTCGTATACAGTAACCAATACGTCGTAAATTTCGAATTTTCTCCGAGTTGCAAGCTTTTGTGTCATGTATGAGAATTAGAAATCTCTAATATGATAGTGGGATGTTGGCCGACCATTGCTGGTGAAGAATTGTGCCGAGGTTGCCGAGGCAGGTTCGCGGCGCGCGTTTTACAGTGTGGGGCTCTAAGGCAAGCTTCGATCTGCGCAGTGTACCTTGCGCAAGAAGCCGCATCGATCGAGGCTGAGACCTTCATCTTTGAGGGCGAGGCGATTATGATCAATGACGCCGGCCTGGCTGACTTCCATGCAATGCAATCCATCATCGGGCTGCGCCGGCTGTCGCCGGATGTCTACTTGGTGGCGTTCGATCTGCTGCACCTCAACGGCCACGATTTGCGCGGCATGCCGGCGGAAGACCGCCGCGAGATCCTGCAGGAGATGATCCCCACGGGCGGGCATATCCAATTCAGCGAAGCGCTGCCGGGCACAGGCGACGCGGTCTATCACCTCGTCGACCAGCGGGGACTGGAAGGCATGGTCTCGAAACGCAAGGACAGCGCCTATCGCAGCGGCCCGACGAACAACTGGCGCAAGATCAAGTGCTTCGAGGAAAAGGAGATGGAGATCATCGGCGTGCAGCGCGAGCGTGGCAAGGCTGCGCAGGTGATCATGGCCGAGCAGGGGCGCTATAAGGGCGGCGCCTTTGTCTCCTTCAAGGCCGAAAAGCGGCAGGCGCTTTGGGACCGCGTACAGGGCAGGGTTGGAGGTCCGGTGCCGAAGGGGCATAAGAAGGACAAGGCCAAATGGCTGAAGCCTGGGCTGGTCGGCAGGGTGAAAACCCTGAGGGGCGAAGAAAAGCTGCGGCACGCCAGGCTGCTGGACTACTGGGAGAGTGAATGATGGCCGTCGGTAAAAAAGATCAGGAGCGCGCCAACTACGCCTGGACGTATGGCGCCCAGGCGGGCAAGGACGTGTGTCGCGCCTTCCAGATCACGGTCTCAGTACAGATTATTCGGTTCGGGAGCGCATTAAACTTGAAGTGGGTCCCCTTTCCTCCACCTGACCACCACCAGCCCCGACGCAAAACTGAGCACGGCGACGGCTAGGGCTATCAAGTAGCCTCGTTGTTCGCCATCGAGCGTCTCCCACTTCGTAGGGTTCGCACGGATCTCGTCTTTCCACAAAAGCCTTGCTATGCCAGAGAACCGAATTTGGCCCAAAGTGTCATAACTGCCCTTAAATTCGCCAACTGCATCAAAGTTGTCGGCCGCATTGGTGATCTCAGCTTTCCCGTTAATATCGATACTGGTGAGGCCTCCTCCTACCAAAATTCCCTCGGCGCGACCGGAAGCCCCATGGTTCAATTCGGCAGACTTCATGCCCTTAATTGTAACCCAACCATTATCGCCATCGACCATCACCGCGTGGGTTGAGTTGACATACACCTCACCTAAACGTGGCTTGAGCGTGACAAGAACTCCCAAAAGGCTCATACTACTCATATCAAGGGAACCGCGAGGCAATATCGATCGAGCCGATATCTGCTTACATTTTAGCGGTTTATTCCAATTTTTGTCTGGCTTGTCGACGCTAAGCCGCAATTGATTTTCTTTTCCATCAATCTTGACGTGCAGAGTTGTTGGTCGAACAACAACTGTGTCATTATCAACCACAAAAGGCGTCACAAGCGCGTAATAACTTATCGAATCGGAGCTCTCATAAGTTAGAGTCGATTTTTCTTTTATGAATTCTTCTAATTCGATGCTACCGTCTGATGCTTTCTTATCTGTCGAGAAAAAGACAAATTCTTGAGGTGAAAATTTGAACTTGCCCGATGATGTATCGCCATTCCCAAACACGTTTAGATCCCAAAGGCCGCTGTCTACCCAGAATTCAAGGCTGCGAACGTTAGGAAGTTCATATTTGTTAGGCGCGCTCGCTGCTTTTGGTAGGTCGGCCCGGTCGGCACAACCGTCAAAGAAAGTAATTTCGGCATCAAATGTGGCCGGAGTGCCGAGCGCTGCCCACCTAACCGTCATAGGGCCGTCACCTTTCCTCCAATTAGCAAATCCATTTGTCGTAATTTCAGGAACAAACGAGAACCTTGGGTCGTCAGATTTTTCGTTCGGATTTGGAGCGGTCGCATCCGTTATGAGGGAACCGTGTGCCGGGTGGCTCAGGACCATCGCGATGCGGACGGGAAGGGGCCGGTAGAACAAGTCCAAGGCGTAGTATGCTGCGGTGAAGAGGAGAATACCGAAAGCGATTGCAGTCGCGCCGGAGACCGCGCGGGAGGCTCGTCCGGAAAAGATCTTGGCCGTATACTCGCAAATTGCCAACATCAACGCGGCAGTGAATCCTAGAGCCATGCCTCCAAGCAAATTGGCTATGATGTTTTGGAATAGATCACTTGATGAAAAATGCCCTGAAAATAGCGCCATGCCAGCGTCAATTAGAGTGAGGATCAAAAAGCTCGAGATGGCAATCAGCTCAATAGTTTTTCTATAAGATTGTGTCCAAAACGAATAGATCACAACAACAGAAGCTGCGACAATAAACGGCCAATATAATGCCGCCTGAAACCAATCAGACAAACTTGGAAATTGGATTAAATCTGTCTGGTAAGCCGATTCATAGATAGCCGCAGAATCACTAGTGATCAGTGCGACGAGATACACCTGAAAGTTTGGGCCTGTCGCGAGCAGCAAAATGAACGCGATTATCAAGGAGCCGCGCATCCAAGCCGCACCGGCGCTCGGAAAGAGTCGCGATTGCAGGAAGTCCCAGAGTTTTGGCAGCGAAAAGCTCATTTCATGCAGCCGCTTAGACATTTGTTTTAGAATTCATCGGTCGGCTAGATCAGCTTACGTGTCAATTAAAAGGAGAGGTTGTTGATAGGCATCCACCGAATTCTGATTGCCCGAGGCTGGTAGCTCGGGACCTATTCGCACCAAGGCGAATTCCCTTGGCATCAAGCGAGGCGAGATCCACGAAGAAGTCGAGAGCGTTTGCCACACGATCCTCGACGCCATAATGCACCATGATCCGGGATTGTCGGAGTAGCTACTCCATATCCGGCACGTCGCCGCTGGCAAACAGCACTGTTGGCGGTCCGTAATCGCCAAGAAGAGGATCGGCGTCCCGGCTCCAGGCAAGGACGCCGACATGTTGCCCTGAAAGCCCCTTTGCGGTGCGGGTGGCGCGCTCTTCGCTCTGCTGGTCAGTCGGACCGTATGCCGTGAACAACTCCCCATCGTCACCGCGGTCGAACGCAACCACAACGATCAGCTTCGGTTTCTTCTGGCCTGGAAGGACATGGTCGGACATAAGCGCTCCTAAAGGTATTGCTCGCCATCGGCCTTGTGATCGAAGCAGAACCAGGTCGATTGCTGACGCGGCCGCGCAAAACCGAAGCCGGCATGCTTGGCGCATCCTTCATGGGCGCAAAAATGGCCCAATATCCTGGCGCGGTCTCGTGGAGCCGGCGCCATGCCTTCGGCAAGCTTGATCAGTTCGTCGCTCATAGCGGGTTGGTCGGCCCGACCAGGGCAGGGTGGTCGTTTGGAAGTTTGTTGATGACGGTCGAATTGACCTCCCGGCCGACGCGGTTGAACTGAAGCTGCCCGTCGATGTCCTGGCTCAAGATATCCTTCAGGTCGTCCTTCGGCGTCGAAGGGTTGAGCCATACGTCATAATAGGCCTGGTCGAGAATGACCGGCTGCCGATCATGCAAATTCTTCATCGGCTCGCCGGCAGGCTCGGTGATGATGGTGCAACTGGTGACGTCGAGATTGGAGTTATAGGCCCAAAGCCCGGCAAACGAAAAAGGCGCATGGCCGGGCAGGTAGATGTGCCAGGGATCCTTTTTGCCGTCAGCCGGAGAGATGGTCCATTCATAGAAGCCGTCCGCCGGGATCAGGCACCGCTTTGATTTGATTGCGTCCCGGAAGGCTGGGGCCGTGTCGACGCCTTCAATCCTGGCGTTGAACATGGCCGCCTTGGGCATCTCCTTTGCCCAGAACGGAACGAGCCACCACCGGCCCTCCCGCAAGCGGTGGTTGCCATCCTCGCCGGCGGTGACGAAAGGCACGTCCTGTGTGGGCGCGATGTTGTAGCGCGGTTCGTCGTTGCGGCCGATTTCCGCCGGCGCCGTCAGGCGGTAGAGCCTATGGATTTCCGACCATGTCAGATATCTGGTGTAGCGACCGCACATGTCTTGCCCCTGGTTTGCTACCCGCCGCTAATTCACAGAACCGCGCGCCAGTTTGGCGTAAGCGGTCTTGAATTCGCGCTCGATCTGGTCATTCACGATACGAGACAATTCTTTTGCCTTTTCCTCGTCGGGCATGAGGCTGACGATCAGATCGCTCATGAGCCAGCCGGCCGCATAAATAGCGCCGTCTGGCGTGAGCTTGTTCAAGATTTTACAGGCATTCTTGACCGCCTTCTCGATTTCTTGACGACCTCGCTCGATATTGACACTCAATTCGCCTTGCCTTCCTTCGGCAGCGTAAAGCACCTCAACCAT